TTAGCCAGGTCTAGGCGGCAGCTCAGGCGGCGGCGGGCAACTCAGTCCCTTCATGCCGTTGTCGGCCGCCCAGCGGCACAGTCGCCCGACCGCATCCCAGCCGCGCTCGCCCCAGCCTTCGACGGCGATGTCATGAGCGATGCCGGCGGCCTCGCTGCGCACCGCCTCGGCCGGCATGATCGGCTTGGCCTCAACGGCCAGGTCGGCACTCGGCGGGTAGATCAGCGTCACGCGTTCCCTGCTCGCGCAGGCGGTGACAAGCAAGAGCGACGCGGCCAGCAGTGGGGCGAGCGTCAGGGATCGCAGAGACAGCATCGGTCCGTTCCTTTTCCAGTCGGGTATTGATCTTCAGGTCGGTCAGCCGCTGGTCGGCCGCCCGATCGCGGGCCGCCGCGTCCGTGGCGCGGGCTTGGGCGTTTGCGGCCTGGACGGCGCGCTCTTGCCTGGCGCGCTCGCGGCCGCCCGCCGTGGCGGACCACCAGATCAGGCCAATCATCAGCAGCAGACAGATCGCCGCCAACGCCCAGCCTGTGGCGGTCAGGGTGCGGAATGCTTCCCTCATAGCGCCAGCTCGAAATGCGGGCTGTCGGTCTCGCCCCGCTCACGCGGCTTGCCGTTGCGGTTCCAATCGGCGCCCCAGCGGATCGGAACGCCCAGCTCGGCCGACGCCGCGAACATGGCCTTGGCGATGGCGTCGAACTTCGGGAACCGCACCGGCCCTTCCCAGTCGACCGGGAACGGGACCAGATCGACGGCGTGGCCATAGCCGGTCTTGGCGTTGACGAAGTGGTTGCTGGTCAGCGTCCAAGTGACCTTGGGGCCGGGCTTGGTGCGGCCCTGGGCGTAGAGTTCGCGCTGGCGCTGGGGCGTCCGAACGCCCTCCAGCACAGAGAAGTCGACGGTGGATAGCTGGATGGCCCGCTCGACCACGCGGATCAGATCCGGGTGAACGCCAGCGAGCCGGGCGCGCGACTGCGCACCAAGGCGAAAGGCCATGATGGTCTCCAGTTCAGTTTTCAGGGATGCGCACGCCGTGCGCTTGTGGCAGCCTCACCCTCGGAGGGCGGCTGAATGGACCTGACCAGCTTTATCTGGCCGTGGTGGGTTCAGGCTCTGCTGGGCGCGGCAGGGCTCATGTGGTCGCTGGACACCTGGGCGAAGCTGCGGACACGTCCGCCGTGGGCGTCGGGGCTCGTGCCGGTTACGGCGGGGCTGACGATCTTCAGCCTGATCCTGCTTGTCGCGGGGCTGTGGCGTTGGCTCACGCCGCCGTAAGCAGCACAGCCACGATGATCAGGATGACGAGACCGGCCCCGGCCATCATGGCCAGGCGCACGCAGCGGCACGGCTCCCGCTCGCTTGCCGACCGCCCGTGCGGTTCAGGCGGCAGGGCGAAGGCCATCTCCGCCACCACCTGATCAGAGACGCCCCGACGCACGGCAAAGCCCAGCAGCCGCTCTGTCCACGGCGGCGGCGCCCGGTCCCGCATCACCCATTCCAGCAGGACGAGCGACAGCCCGAGCACGACGAAGGCCGATGCCGGGACAAGGGCGCTCATGTGCTGGACCGCAAAGGCCCGCCCGGGGAAGACGAACGACAGGCCGCGCGCCACCAGAATGAGCGTCGAGGCGAAGAAGAAGCCCCGCACCGCCCAATGGGCTGTGATCTTGGTGTGATAGGTCG